TGCTTTTTAATTTTGTGTAGTACAATGTCTACATCATAACATAAGTTAAACTTATGAGAATGATAAGTTAGCCATTGAAATCTCACCAAGGTAGTCACCTGCGTTACCAAATGATGATGCTGTATTTGATAATTCAACGTAACCGTATCTTGTTAAGAATGAAACTACTGGTTCAAATGTTGATGGATCTAATACAACACCTGAGCTCATTAATGGAACGTATGGGCAATAGAACGCCGCCGCATCTGATTCGCTTGAACCTTTATAACCTACTAGTACTGCTGTAGTGTCTGAAGCATATGAATCAACATAAACTTTCATAGCACCGTTTAGAGTACCTACAAACTTAGTGTTTGTTGGAGCTTCAAAAGTACCTTCTGTACTACGAGCAAAAGCTGAAGTAGTTGCAGATTGTAGTACTGTTAATGCCGCTGGTGATACAACTGCCCAGTTACCTGCGCCACGTCTTGTACGTTGTGCGATTTTGTTAGCTGTTCTGTTAATAAGAACTGCTAGTGCCGCATGCTCGTCACCAACGAATGTTGCTGTACCTGATACTGTAGCTTGGTTATAAGCTTCTTCTGTTGCCGCTAATGCTCTAAGTGAACCTAGAACTTCTTGGTCGATCTCAGCAGTAATTTCTTGTGCTAGTGCCGCCATGATTTCAGCTTCAACGTCAATACCGTGCATTGCTTGAGCATCTTGAGCCGCTTCAAACGTCCAACGTGCTTGCAATTTACGTGTTTTTGCTTCAACAGCTTGTTTTAGAATTTGTACAGAAATCTTACGACCACCGTCACCTTCTAAAGCTGATGTTGCCGCCGCATCCCCAGCAGTTCCGTCACCGGAATAAGCAGTAGCAATTTTAAATGGTGATAGTGCTTCGTCACCTGCTACTACGTCGTTTGCTGTACCTGTTGCGTTATTTGTTTCAGCATATCTTACACGTAATGTGTGAATTTGTCCAACTGGACCAGTCATTGGTTGTACACCAACTAATTCGTTAGCAATAACTGTTGGCATTACTCGTCTGATAACAGGTAGAATAACACGGTTAAGTGTTGCTACGTTACCAGCTGTTGTAGTACCTGTTGCTGATGTTTCAGCTAAGTGCTTTCTTGTGTTTTCTAAGATAACACCCATTGAATTGCGTTTAGAGCCCTGTAGACCTTCTAATAATGCGTCTTTGGTCTCACCCCAACGGCTTTCAAGTAGTTCTTGTGACATGATAATTTCTCCTAATGTCTTTACTTATAGTCCTGCTAGTTTGCGTAAGTCGATAACTTGTGTGTTTTCTTCTTTTGCTTCAACTGGCATGGCTTTATCCCCAGTAACTTCCTTAACTGATTCTGTAAGTGTTGTTTTGTTTGACTTCACTACATTCTCGTTAAGCACCGCTGGGAGATACTTGTTAAAAGTGGCATCTAATTTCTTAGTTTGTACACTCTCTAATAAATTTCGCATAACTTCTGCTTTCTCGTCGTTTAACGGACTTAAAAGCTCATCTAATTTTGCTGTACGCTCATTAGATTCTTTTATTACACGAACTTCTTTTTCTTTTGACTCAACCAACTTTTTAGTTTCGTTGAGTTTTTCGGTTGCTTCTTCTAATTGCTGATCTTTTTGTTCAATAGATGACATTAACTTGCGAATCTCAGCGTTCTCATTTAAATGAGTGCCTGCGAATTCACTTGCGAATGTTTCAAATATTTTACGTCCAAAGCTATTCTCACGAGCAACTTTGATATCTTCCTGCAATTGAGAGAGTTCTGCTTTCAAGTGCTTGGCAACAGCATTTGTCATTTTCTCACTTGATTCTGTAACGAACTTAGTTTTAAGTTCTTCCAGTTTCGCACGAGCCTCTGCTACAAGTTTAACTTTAGTTTCTACAACGTCCTGTTTATCTTGAGCAAATTCTTTAATTTCTTCTGACAATGCTTTAACAACAAACTGTTCTAGTTTTCCAACTGTTTCAGTTTGTGTTTTTCTATCTTGTCTAAGATCTTTGATTTCTTCCGCTAATTTAGTAACCATAAAGTTATTAAACTTGTTAGCGTTTTCTTTCATTGATACGTTAAACTTGACACGGTCTTCTGCTAACTGATCTTTTTCAGCTTTCACTTCATTAAGTTCAGTAGTAAGACTTTCTGTTACCATGCGATCAATCGCTTCAACCATATTACTTTTATCGTGTTCATAACGTTGTGCAAATTCCTCACGGAGCTCTGCACGAACCTGATCTTTGGTTTCTTCTAGTTTAGATTCCCAAGCTTCTTGGATTTCTGTTCTAGTTTCTTCATTAATCAGATCGCTATCTAGCAATGGTTTAATTACGTCTAGCATGATTGCGATTCTCCTAAATCTTGAGATCTTTAATAAGCTTTGTTACTTCGCTTTTTAAATATCTCTGTAGTTTCGAATCTGAACCTGCGTCCTTAGCCATTTCCAACACCTTATGTCCATACTTCATGTTCATAAGTCCTTCATAAATTGCTGTTGGGTAAGCGTTTGGAGCACTTGGTTGAGATACTATATCGACAGTGATAATTTCAAAATCACTGACGTGTCCTGAGCCTTCGGAAACGTTGCCACTTCCTCGACTAGAAACTCCTAATTTAACACCTGAACCTAGCATAGTTTCTACTAGTTTGCCCATTGGTGTCGGTAAAATCTTTAGTTTACCATGACCGTTTGGACCATCCATCCACATTTCTGTGATCATATGGCTTACACGATCTAAATTAATCTTTAAATCATCTGGGTGATCAACTTCGCCTAGAACTGAATATCCGCCTTTAACTTGTTCATTTAAGCTTTCTACAGCGTTTTGAATTTCGTTAACCGGATATACACGTTCGTTAGCATTCTTGACACCACCCTGGATACAAATACCTTTCATAAAAAGGTCTTTACCATCTTCTGAGCTTTCAGTGACAATATTAGCCGCTGTAAAGTTTAGATGTTCTCTTAGGTATGTTGTCATTCTTTTAGTTAATCCCTATTATACTTTTTTAAGATCAGGCTCAGTAGTTCCGCCTAAATCTTGTGCTTTTGGTGCCGGAGCACTTTTTTCTTCGTCTGTTTTAGCTGGATGAGCATCTGCTAACTTTTCTTTCTTACCACCGTCAGCCGCAACTGGAGATGTTTTGTTATCAGTATGATCAGCATGATCAGCTTTGACTGCTTTTAATGAAACTGCTTCTTCAATAGCTTCTTCAGTAGATTCTTCAACAGTTTCTTCTGTAGTTTCCATTGGCATTTCCATTTCGTCTTCTACTTCTTCAGCTTCTTCAGCTTCTGGTTCCATTTCCATGTCGCCTTCTTCTGCGTCAGGAGCTTCTTGATCATTCATAAGACCTTCAAATTCAGCCATTAACTCGTCTAGTTTGTCTTCAAGATCAACTACACGGTCTTCTAATTCTTCTTCTTCTTCAGCGTCGTCTTCGTCTTCTTCAGCAATACCTGCTTCGTCATGTTGAATATCTGACATCATTTCATCAGCGGCATCACCACCTAATGTTACTTCGTCTTCTTCTTCTTCAATTGACTCTTCAACTTTATCTTCTTTTTCGTCTTTGTCGCAATCTTCTGCTTCATCGAGTTCTTTTTCTTCTTCTACTACTTCTTCTGTTACTTCTTCTTCTGTTACTTCTTCTTCTTTCATTAAGTTCTCGTAAATTTCACGAGACTTTTCCACCACTACTTCATGGAATAGCTCTTTAGCCTTAGCTTCTTCATCGTTGATGATGAATTCGATAAGTTGTTCAAATTTGTTCATGTTAAATTCTCCATATATATATGCACAGTAAAAC